GCCCCCATCAATCTGGTTTTGACTGCATATTCCAAATTTGTGAACTGGTCCACAGCTTTTTCAGATTGCCGCAGCCATTTTTCATCTATGGCCAGGCCCAGGTCAGAAAATTCTTTGCGCATCCCTGCAAGCGCCCCGGATCCGCCCTTGACCAGGTTAGTCATTTTAATACCTGCAGTCCTGGAAAAAGCAGCTGCTGAAAGGGCTGTCTTATCAGACTGATTTTCAATTTTGCCCAGGGTATTTAAAAAGATCGCCAGGGCCTCGTCCGTGGACCCGGCCGCGACCAGTTGATTTTTTAAAACTTCATTGTTTTTAGATAAAAGGGTATTCAGCGCACCGGTCCCGATCCTTAATTCACCCAGTCTTTTTGAAAAAGCGCCCAGGCCCTTATCAAGTTCGTTTGTGGCCACCCCGGACCGTTCAGCCATGAACCGGTATTCCTGCAGGGACCTTGTGGTCACTCCGATTGTGTCTGCAGTTTTGGCAATTGAGTCCGCAGCTTCAAGATTTTTTTTAATAAAAAGCCCGATACCGGCCGCACCAACAGCCCCGGCCATGACACCATTGAAAGACATCACAGAACTGGTCATACTTTTGATCCGGCTTGTGACCTTATTAAAGGCCTTGCCTGTAATGTCTTTTGCTGTCAGAACTATTTCAAGACGGTTGTCCATTATTTATATCCTTACCGGCCAGGCAGTTCCAGGCCTCTCAGTTTTAATTTGAAATTACGCTTAATATTCCCATGAACCCGATTTTTATTTGCAGCCCAGAACGGGTCAATAATAGGTCTTGCAGGGGTTGAAAATTTTCGAGTTGATTTTTTTAAAAAAAATGGATTAGATCCACCTGTAATTGTGCCCAAAATTCCGCCCCTTCTTATTATGTCTTCTCGCAGGGATGATGATATTGAACTCGTGAAACCTGTTGAATGTTTTTTTGCAAGGCGCGCCCAGGTGCCCTGCTTTGAATTCATGACCCTGCCGGGCGGGGCAACAAATCCCACAGACATGGAAAAAGGTTTATATGAATTAACCCTGTATCTTATGCCCATGGCCATTCTTGCAAGCGGCTTTCTGTTCGGACTTTGTCTTACTGTGGATCCGCCCCCGGTCTTGATCACCCTTTCTTTTCTCCTGGCAATAAAGGATAGTGAAGAAAGGCTTTTCCCACCAGGGGCGCCGGATCTGATATTTTGCTGTAATAATTTTTTTAAACGAAAAGCTTCCACCTTGATGGCAGTATTCATGGCTTTGTCAGATTCTTGGCGGGCGCGTTTCAAATAGGCTGCCACCCTTTTTGCCCCTTTGATCGCCACTCCTGTGTTACTTGCCGACATTTTCCAGCAATTCCCTTTCTAAAGCTTTTATTTTCTGTTCCAGGCCCCGGGACCGGTAAAGTCCCTGGTCCCCTATGGCCTGCCGCATTTCTTTATAATCAAGCCCGATGACCCCTGCCGGTCCCGCCCGCAATTGGGTTTTGATTTCCTGGAAAATATTCCAGGCGTCAAAGTTTACCCGTTGCAGGGCAGGCGGCTGATCCCAGGGGCAGGTTGCGCATTTTTCCTTATCACCACCACAGATTTTGCAGTATTCTATTCTTTTTCGGTCAACGTGCCATCTGTAGTGGTTTCTAAGTTTTTTTCCTCTGCCGGGTCCCCGTATGTTTCCTTTAAAAGTTCAGACCAAAGATCTTTGGCCTGTTTGTTGTCGCACTCGTCCAGGAAAGTCTGATCCTTTTCGGTCAGGACCATATCCAGGGATTTATCAACAGCGTCCTGGGCGGTTTCCATATTGGGGATACATCCCAGATAAGAAAAACCATAGTCTTTTAATTCTCGGATTTCCCGTCTTTTCAAGGACCGCAATTTGATTTTGCGTTCCTTGCCTGTGTCACTTCTTGTAATTGTGATTTCTCTCATATTTTTTATTAATTACCTTTTCAAATTTAAATTAAATTTTAAGCGTGTGCTTCACCATTGGTCAAAATTGCTTTAAAGCTTGTGGCGTCCGCATTGTCCTCGTAAAAGCCATGGAAAGGCAGGGATATGGCAATGCCCTGGGGGCCTTCAATTGCTGGCGATGTTCTGGCGTAGTGCAATTCAGGAAAAGTCAGGCTTAATGCAGAACTGGCCCCATTTGCAAAAGTCAGGATAATGGCAGACTCAGTGCTGGCTATGGCCTTGTCTAAAAGGGAAGTATCTTCAAACAAGGTGTTTATATTGCCGCCCACGGTCATGATACCGTCGGGCAGGGATCCTAGGACACCGGATCCACCGATAACAAACTGGCTTGTGTCCAGACCAAAATTGATATTACAGTCAACAAGTTTAGCATTTGAAAGGGTGCTGCCCCCTTCGGTCATTGTTAAATGACTATTTTTAAGCCTGGAAAAGCTCGGGGTGGTAGGTGCCGCATCAAAAGAAGATGCCGCAATGGTTTCCAGTGCGCCCACAACATCCAGGGTGGCCAAAAGTTCGCCGTCATCGCCTGCAGCAATAGACACACTGGATACCTTGCACCCGGTATATTGAAAATATTTGCTTGTGCCCAATTCCGTGAACTGGTGTTCCAGGGTAAAGCTTGACCTTGTGGTCCCGGCTTTGTAAGTGTGGGTATATGGATCAGATCCCGCTGTAACAGGGCTGCCGAACATCACCTGCAGCCAATACCAGAAAGCAATCGAATCTATGGGGACCACGATCTGACCTGCCACATTGACATTGCCGTCAAAAGGTTCTGCCGGGTTGACGTTACCCCTTATTGTTGCCGGGGTCTTTTTGTCCCGGGTTCCCTTTACCGATGAACTATTTACTTTTAATAAAAATCCTGCTGTGGCAATGGTTTTAAAAGCACTTTCAATTCCGATCAAAACCGTTGCCAGTGCGCCTGTTTGCTGAGTCATTTTTATTCACTCCTGTTTAAAATTGTTTTCTTATTTTTATTATTGTTCTTATTCATAGGGATCCGCCCCGATCAGTTTTTCCTGGGTGATCGTAATTTCCATATTGGCGGACACAAAAGGAAATTGTTCTATAGTGTTGTATTCTGTGACAATTGATTCAATATGCAGATCATCTGCAAGGGTGTTTTTTATGACCGTCACCACATACCCGCGCAATATTTCAGCATTGCGGCCGCCTGTAAATCTGACCACCCCGCCTGCACTTTCCGGTTTTGCTGAATCAAACACCGCGCAGGAAACCCCGATAATATGGGATTTTGCAGAACTGACCAGGCCGCCCTGTTTAAGGACCGGGAAAAAAATCACCAGGGGACAATCGGCTGCCTTTGGGTCATTCCTAAAATCGCAATTTTCCAACACCAGGGCATCCCGGGTATAGGCTGCAGTTGCCCAGGCTGTGATTGTGGCATCATTGGCCACAGCTTCGGTCAGACCGCTGATAATTGTATTTATTGACGCCATGCTGTAAACCTTTCGTCATTGGATATGGCCAGCAAATAGCACTGGCTGTTTTGATCCAGGATAAAATCCTTATCTTTTACCGATGACCGGACAAACCAGACCGTCCCGTCAATGGTAAAGGTATGCCGATAATCAGGCGCCGGGACCTGGGTCTTTTTGACCAGGATGGCGGCCTGTTCACCTGGATATTGTTTTTCCAGGCTGTAATCCACAAGACATAAGACACTTGCCGGGGCGGACGGGGTGGCCTGGTTGTCATATGATACCGTGTCCCCCAGTTCGTCCAGCATTTCATCTATTTCAATGGAAATCATTTTTTAGCTTTACCCGATTTTGTGGCCGGTTTTTTGGCCGGTTTTTTGCCTGGATCTTTGTCCTGGTCCTGGTCTGATTTTGTGGCCGGTTTTTCAGGTTCATCTGCACAAGGGACGGCCTTGCCAGCAATAAAAAGCTGGCGGGCAGTCCCATGGTCCACCTGGATCACCTTGCCGGGTCTGACATCGCCCATACCATGAACGATGGTTCCATTAGTTATTTTTACTTTTACTTTTTTCATAAATATTAATCCTGTGTAACTGGCAGGGTTTGATCCCCGGACCTGAGTGCAATAATGGCCCCGTCCGCGCTTGCCGTCAGGACCACGGGATCCACAAGCTGGTCATGTTTTAAATTACTTTCAAAATCTCTTAACATATTTTTTACCTCGTTTTTTTTACCTGTGTTTTTTTAACCTGGTGCCCCGGGTGATAAAGCCCGGGACATCCGTATCAATTTAAAAAATTTGGCTTATGCGGTCAGGGCATCCAGCATGGCCGAAAAACTGGCCGCGTGTCTGACACCTACATCAGCATAAGTGTTTGCAGTGATCCGGGTCAGGTTTGTTGTGGCAAGAGTGTAAGGATCAATAACCATGTCAAGGCCGCCCCAGAAAGCACAAAGCAGGTCCGCCCAGTTGCCAAAGAAAAGGGCAGAACAGACGTCACTGGTTCCCTTTGTCAGGGTAGATGATACCTGGTTTGATACCTCGGCGCGATAACCATTGACCTGGTTGTCTTTCCACAAAGGAATTTCGCCATAAGTGGCATTGGTAAAGACCTGTTTTAATTTGCCCCTGACTTTGGCATTTGTCAGGTATCCCATTTTACCGACGTCACCATTTGCGACGGCCACATCAGTTTCAAGTTCAACAATATGGGACCAGGCAGGTGCCAGTCCGTTTGTACCACCGGCCACAGATCCGATACCGGACGTTGCGGCAATTCCTGTGGGTTGATCGCCGGATCCGGTTCCATGCAGGGCGGCCAGATCAATGCCCAGGGCAATGGAGTCCGCCAGCAATTTTCTGATAAGCAATTCAACAGACAGGCTGGACTGGACCAAAAGCTTTTTGGATACTTCGGTATAGGTGCCGATCCGGTTAGGGGTCAAAGCCACCTGGCCAAAGGTAGGGCTACTTTCTGACCCTGCATCGTTTTCACCTTCCCAGGCGGCAGTTGCGCCGGTTGCCTGGGACGGGATGGCAATATCACCCACAAGGTTGTCCAGGACAGTTGCGCCCATGTCTTTGACTTTCATGGAGTTCTGCAAAAGGTCAATAAAAGATCCAGCCATCAAAGTTGAATCCACAAGATAACCGCCCTGGCTGTCGGTTCCCACCGTGACATCCTTCATGGCCAGAACCTGGTAAGGGATGGAAAGCTGGCCCTGGACCGCAATGCCGGTATTTTTAAACTGGACTTTTGCCTCCTGGTCCATTTCTTTTTCAAACCCGGTCAATTTGCCACTGGCCCCTTCACTGATCGCTTTTAAAAAGGAAAAGTTTTTCAAATCCTTTTTGTCCTGGTCAGACAGGCTTTCAAGATCGACGGCCGGTTTTGCCTGGTCTTTGATCATTTTGTCAAAAGCCTTGGCCCTGAAATCCGCCACAGACTCGCCGGATCTCACAGCTGCCTCGGCCTCGGTTTCCATTTTTGCATCTTTTCCCATGGCCAGAATATCAGCCTGGCGTTTTCTTTCAGTTTCCCGGACGGCGTTCATGTCCACAGGTGTTTCTTTTGTTTCTACTGTTTTAATTTCTGGCATTTTTTCTACCTCTTTTTTTAAAATTATGGTTTCGATTTTGTCATCTGCTGATCTGATCCCGACGGTTTCATCAGCTGGGACTGCAACAATGGACGCCTCAACAGGTTTCCATTTTGTTACCAGATACTTGTCAGGGCCTTTGTCACTTTCTTCCAGCAATTTCATTTCCTGGATGTAATAACCGACAGATACATTTTTCCTGATACCGTCCTGGACATCCTGAAAAAACTCGCTTGCGCGGTCAGACTTTCCAAATCTGACCCTGGCACGGCCAGTGCCATCCTGCAACCAGGCTTTTTCAATGATTCCAATCTGGTCATTATGATTATGTCCGGTCAACAATGGCGCATTACCGGACGCGATAAAACTCATGTCAACGTGCTTTTTTTTGTGGCTCAAGATCTCAATTCCGAAATATCGTTCGTATGGATCCTCGGATGAAAACGACAATTCGATTGTGCGGTCTTCTTCGTTGACATCCTCTTTTCTAACTTCCAGACTCCGGGTAATTAACCCTAAACTAATTGATTTTGGCATTGTCTTTTTCTCCAAATAATACAGGTAATTCTAAGCCATATTTTTCCGCCAGGGCCTTTTCCCTGGAAAGACGGTCAAACACTTCGTCAATGTCCATGCCCTGTTCGCTGATAACATCGGACAAAGATTTAAATCCGTTCCTGACTGCGGATATATTGGCTTTAATTTCTTTTTGCGGATCCACCCAATTCCAGCCCCGGGGTTGCCAGTGCGGTTTTGAAAATTTATCTTTTTTCCGGTATGGCAGATCTAAGGCATTACTCATGAGCGCCATGGATAACCACTGGGGGAAAACAAGATCATTTAAGTTTTCAACAAACCAGGACTGCAGTAAACGCCAGGCGTCCCGGTCTGACAGTTCGCCGGATCTGATACTGGAATAGCTGACCCCTTCCAGATCATTGGCAAGACCGACATAAGACACATTCAAACCCGACGCGATACCCCGCAGCATGGATTTTGAAAAACTTTCAAACGCGGCATTGGGGTGGCTGGGGTCCCAGGGTTTAAAGTCCACACCCTCGGGCAGTTTTTCAAAAGTTCCGGGTTCTGCCTCGCTGATCAGGGCGCCGTCTTCCTCTGTTTCATCTTCATCAAATCCGGCACCGTCCGGCAGGGTTGTAAAAAAGCCCATTTTACTGGCTGCAATTCTACTGGCCACAAGTTCGGCCTCCTCCATGCCGCCCAGCTGTTTTAATCTATAGGCAGGCGTTACCATCCAGGGGACGCCCCGGGTCTGGTGCGGTCTTTCCTTGATAAACAAATGAATAATATTTTCAGCCGAAATTTCGACATGGGATTTTGTGATCATGGTCCCTGCAGTTTCGCCGGGGTGATCACTCAAAAGATAATATTTAACCGGCCTGCCCCATTTATCGCGTTTGACTCCGCCCTTGATCCGTTCCCTGGGAATAGTGTAATTTTCGTCCAGGTAATCAATTTCAATCAAATGCAGGGAAAAACCAAAAGGCCCGGTCAATACTTTCTGGATTAAGACTTCGCCATCTTTGGCCACAGCCTCAATAATTGCCTGCTGCAGTCCTGTCCAGCTGTATCCACCACACATGGTGCAAGTGCCTTTTTTGCCCCAGGCCGTCCAGGCGGTTTCAATCTTTTTATTTGCCACCGTGTCATGCTTGCCATTGTTGTCCTTTGCTTTATTCTGCAGCAAAATTCCTTTGTGACCAATCACATTGACTTTCAGCATATTCATGAACCGCTTTGCATAATCATTATTTTGACAAAGGTCCCGGGATCTGGCCCGTAAAATTTTAAGATTAGGAATAATATCTGCATCGGCAGACGTCGGCTGGATATTCCAGTCAGCTGTCAATCGGCCCATACTGGCGGCCTGGTATGCCTTGACTTTTCTTTTTCTTTTTTTCTTAAATGGCCACATTATACAAACCTCATTTTTATAACCCTTGATGATTTGATTTTCCCGGCTGCAATTAATTCCCGTTTGTATTTTGCTTTATACAGGTCCCGGTATTTGATCTGCTCGGCAAGACTCATGTGCTGCACTTCAAAATTGCCCACTTTCTGGGATAATTGCGTTTTGCTGGCCCGGCCCTCGATGACAGATTCCAAAGCGTCCAGGACTTTTTTGACATGGGACCTGTAATCATAACCACTGTCCTGGGTGGCAAAATCGGTCAGGATCTCGATGACACCCGCGTCAATCTGATATTTTTCTGTCCCGTTTGTAATATGGGCCTGGAATTCGTATTCGCCGGGGTCATATGCTGCAGTAGTTGCGGCGGCAATTTCGATCAAATGGTCATTGCCGTCCGCAGTTGATTCGATCTGGATCTGGTTGTCCGATTTGATAAGGGTATACGTTATGACCCAGGACTCCGACGCCGGATAATCAGACAAAGATACTGACCAGGACGCAGAAATCCCTGCCGTTAATTGACTGGGGATTTTGTCTAATACTGTTACATAGGTCATTAAATCCTCTTTTTTCAGT